TAGCCTGAGCGTATTTCCACCGTCGATTGTCAGCCCATCAGCCGTGACATCCGTAAACGTGCCAGCCGCAGGTGTTGTGCCGCCAATGGTCGTGCCGTCGATTGTGCCGCTATCAATATCCACCTTGCTAATGTCCACTTCACCTGTACCATTAGGTGTCAGGGCAATGTTGCCATTGGTATTTGTACTGATGATTGTGTTACCATTGATGTTGATGTTGTCAACGTCTAGGTCACCCGTGATATCCACCGCGCCAGCCGCCTGAACATCGTCGAGGTACGCTGTCCCATCAAGATGCAAGTCTTTGAACTGAAGAGAAGCCGTGCCGATATCGAGGGTGTTCGTGGTTTTCGGTCTGATTTCGGTTGCGCTGGCAACGAAGTCCTGAACCGGGCCGAGTACGGTAATGGCCCCGCCTTCCGCCGACGTACCATCGTGGGTGTGTCCTGTCGAGGAATTGAACGCTGCCTCTACAGCATCGAACTCCCCATCGAGGTCGGAGGCATTGATGATGTTGCCGTCGGCTATGTTGTTGGAAGTGTCATTACGAGTATATCCTTGACCCATCGTTTTGATTCCTTATGGTTAGCGTCGCCCGTAGGTTCCGTATTCGAAGGTTAAAGCGTCGAGAGAGTAGGGCGGGTTCGTCGATTCCGAGCTAAAAACCAACGATACGACAAATCCGGAACCTATAAGTTGGCTATCGAAAAGCCGCTGGATTGTGCCGCCGTATTCCCCAGTGCCGTAAAGTGCCTCCCCGTAGAAGGCTAGCGCACCCGCACCGGACGCATTGTTAAAAGTTATAGATGCGGGTTGAATTACGTTTGACTCTTCGAAATCATATTTCAAGGCCACATCTGCTGTGAAACTTCCCTGCGGGTCCGTGTAAAGAAACATCTTGTAGAATGTCTTGCGAATCCGGGGGTCGTTCACGGGGATGAAAGGGGTTGCAAAACTAGCAGGGATGTTCGCCCCATCAAAACTGTTGCCTGACTCCATTTGGTAAACGTATCCGTCATCGTGTCCGAAAACCACTATCTCCGTAGAGGCATTATAACTACTATCCGCAACGTACGCCCGAATACCCCTCAACTCGCCCCACTGGATGCCCTTTTCCGTTTGGGTTGCGAGAATGCCCCTTGCCGAGTCGGTGGTGATGTTCGCGCTATATCCGAAGATGCGATATTGACTCTTCTCGCGAATCACCACGCTGGCAAAGGACGTGTGCTGGCTCACTAGCCTGTTCGTTTCAGTTTGGATGGGTTTGGAAATAACCCCGATGGAGAAATCCCCAAACTTATCCGTCGTTGCGAGTGAACGTATCCCGTCCGGACCCAAGAAGATGATATCCCCGCCAACCTCTTGGATGGTGTCTTCCTCGACACATCCCGTATCCATCGTCACGGGTTGCAGTTGAAAGTCAGCGATTGTGCTGCCAATCAAACGAGAAATAGATCTCTCACTAAATATTATAAGCTGTTCTCGAAAAATAATCAAGCCCGTAATTGCATTTCCGACATTTATTGTTCCTGCGCCACTTGCTGCGGTGAAGTCGTTGTCGGTAAAAGGGGCCGTGAAAACAAGGATAGAACCTTTGGCGAAAAACAATTGGTTCTTAAAGTTTACTACGTGGCTTGCCGCGACTGCTTCAGAAGGGGCAGCGTTAAGCACCGTAAATGTCGAATCGTCATATAGGGCAGGAGCATTGGCACCATCGACCATAGCAATCTTTTCTGTGCCGTTGAAGTTGTAACGGGCGAACCGAAACTTTACTGTCCCGTCCCGGCTGGTTGAAAGAAACGTGATTGCCGCATTATCGGCGGGGCTAGAGTCGAGAGCAGGGTTGATAGAAAGGGTTGCTCCCCCGGAAGATACGGTTGCGTCTGCCGTGACCGTATATACGAGGTCAACCCCGGCAATCTTAAACACGTCTCCCGCTTGGGGTGCAGCCGACAAACCGTCAACAACGAGGCTCGTACCCGTCTGGCTACCCCCATCCACAAGGACTGTGCCATAGTTGGGGACGTTGATGTGGGTGTAGCCGCTTCCCGTAGTCCTGTAGATAGAGTTGTTTCGGGAAACAATGACCGAATCCTCCCAACTTGCAATACCATTGATTTGATAATTCGAGGTAGTGCTGGTGAAGGTTACGGCAGCAGCGTTTGCGGGGCTAGAGTCGAGGCTGGTCGTTAAGGTTAGGGTTGCTCGATTGTTTGTTGCATCGTAAGATACGCCACTCGTATCAATTGTGTACGTTCCGGAAACACCTGCGATGGTAAAAGTATCACCATCTTCCGGGGTAGTGTGGATGTTCCCCAGCACGAGAGATGTTCCGGTCTGCCCAGAGCCGTGAACTACAGGCGCACCGTAGGGAGGAACGAGATTGTCATCATACTTATCAAACCCTTCTACGCGCCGATACCCACCTTCAATAGAGGGTTCGAAATTACGCAACACACGGGCTGAACCGGGTGCGTTAACTCCGTGCTGCAGGGGAGATAGGTTCGTAATCAAACCCCCGTCAAATTCGATGGCGTAGGTTTGCCAGCGGTCAGGCATACTAAGTCGCTCTCATGTAGATGTTTTCGTTGACAAGCAAGGTTCGCATCTGCTTGATGCCATCGTCGAACTTGCGCTGTGACAAGGACGCCATCTCGATGTTATCGCGGAACATGTAGGCATAGTACATGGCTCCATCGACAATGACGAACCGGAAACGTTCCGGGATGCTGGGGACATCGCTGTACAAGGAAAGGTCGACAGGAAAGGTGAAATATTCGAAATCAACTTGGTAGGCTTTGTCCGGGAAGGGTACGATACCATATTCGTTGTTTTGGGTGCGGAACACATATTTGGGAGCCCCACCTTTGGTCGTGTCGGTTTCGTCCTCTTGATCTATGTACCTATCGACGTACTCGTCGTAGCTCAACTGCTTGAGGCGAACTGCCCTACCCAAATCGAGGGTGGTATCCCTGCGAACCCGAAAGGTATCGAAGTCAACATACTTGGCTTCTCCCGGAATAGCATACCTCGTAATCCCCGCCTCGAGAGTCTGTTCTTGGGTGTTGTGGTTGAATGGCCAACCGAAGTGGGTTTGGTTGATGTGGCGGATGGAGGAGTTGACGGCTTCCTTGATTGCCGAATAAAATCCGGTGGCTGTAGCAAAGTTACTTGACGTTAACTGAGTTTCGTTTAGGCGAACCGCAACGTCGTTCGATAATCCAAGAAAGTTGTATGCCATGTCTATCTATCCCGAACTTTAAGTTTGATGGAGCGTTTGGCGGTACTGCCCGTCGAATCAATAATCGTGCAGAAGAAGGTGTATTCCCGGTTGACAACCCCACCACCGATATTGATTGTTGCAACCGTGCTGGTGTTGGTTTGGCTTACGTTTTGGATACTGTCCGTGGTTGCCGAACCGGATGCCGTTGTCAAGGTTTGGCCCGAAGCGAGGGTGGTTTCTGTGTCGTAGGCGGAGGTCTTGACGGACCACGTTACGGATGAGATTGTTGCCGACTCCAAGAAGCGAGACCAATCTACGCTGTAGTCTAAGGTTTCGTCGGGGTCTTTGAAGGGCCAGCGAAAGGACATGTTATCTTACTCCACAAGTACGGTTCGTTCAGCAGAGGACGTTCCGCGATGTATTTCTACGTTTCTGTTTTCAAACGGAACCTCGACAGTTCGCGTCGAAGCGGTTCCGATATCATCGATAAGCACCACTCTAAATTCCGATGTAACGTGGATGGTTCGGTCGAAGGCGGTCATCGGTTAGGCTGCTCGAGGTATGAGGATGGTTCGGCGGGGGCTATACTGTTCGCGAACTGCGTAGAAATCGAAAACGACGGCGGTGGTCGTTAGAGTTCCGATTGTTCCGGTGGATGTAACACTACTCAATGCTTCGAGAATGTTTACCGCGGGACTGCCAACTGCACCTATAGCACTTACGCTACCAAGAACCTCTGTGGGTTTTTCTTCGAGTGCATTAACAGTACCTGTGGCTTGTACGCCCGTTAGCGTTACTGTGTTGCTGTGCTCTAGTGTTCCTATCGAACCTGTTGCACTTACACTGCCAAGTATTTCGGTGATGTTAACTTGAACAGTGTTTACAGAGCCTGTAGCACTTACACTGCCCAGAGCCTCTGTTGGCTTTTCTTCGAGAGTATTGACTGCGCCTGTGCCTTGAACCCCATCAACAACAATTAAAGAATTTGCATGGGGGATAATGTCGTTTGCAGAACCTGTTGCGCTAACACTGCCTAGAATTTCTACAACGTTTACCTGTACAGTATTGACTGCACCTGTAGCACCGACACCAGCCGAAATAACTTCGCTAATGTCAATCTCAAACCCACCAGCAACTACGGGAGCAATTGCGCCTGTTGCGGTCACACTGTTCAGGATTTCTGTTACGTTTACCTGAACGGTTCCAGCAGAAGCTGTGGCGGTGGCTTGGTCAAGGTTGCTTACAATAACCTTGCCATACCTAGCTGTTCCGTAGACACCTACTCCGTAAACAGCAGCATTTACGGTAACAGCCATGATGTTTCCTTACGCGATGCGAATTACAGCGTTACTTGCGTCGGCGGCAGGAAATTCGATAGTCAAGTCACCAGCAGTAGCACTCACTGTGCCACCAAAATCAATGACAGCGATTGCTTTGTTGCCTTGCCCAGCGTTGTAAATAATACAGCCATCAGCAGATACAGTAACGTCAGCAAATACTTCATCTGTAAAGTCAACAATAGCGGTAGAACCGTCTAAAGTAATAGACGCCCCATCAAGGACTTGCCCTCCGGCAGAGTAGCCTGTTCCGGATGCCTCATCAGAGTTTCCTGTCACATCAGAATAATTGGTTGTGCTGGCATTGTACGTGCCAGTCGGGGTAGCCTTAATCAGAGCCAACTTGATGGAATCGGTGTCCAAATCGTGAACACCGCCCAGCAGTTCTGTCTTAAAGCTGTTACACATTGCGGTTGTGATTGCCATCAATCTTCTCCGTTAAGCGGTTAAATAGAAGTCTCATAATACTCTTCGAGAGATATTGAGATATTCACGGCACTGTTTGCACTAGCAAGGCCGCGAATCTTGTCATCCTTTACAAGGAATAGGGGGTAGTCGGTAATCTGAAGCAGGGAGTTCGCGGGAAGTTCAACGGTCTCAGCGAGGGTGTGGTATGTTGTTGTCGCTGCTTCGTACCAATCAAGGCTAAATGTAACTGTGCTTCCCGACGCATTGTTAATGTAGATGCTGTTTACGTCGGTGTTAAATCGACCGGGAACCGTGTAGATGTCTTGGTTCGAGGTGGTTAGTTCGAGAGCAAGAGTTCGTTTTTTACGTTCGCTCATGAGGTTAAATCCCAAAATGCCAGACAGCCAATGATGTCGTCAGTTCCTGAAATGGTTCGTGCAGCCAAAGTATAGACATCGCTTGTGCCAGCTATGGTTCGCCCAATTTGAAGGTCGAAGTTGTAGCCTGTGGGAACTATGGCGTCGCCTGAAGATTGATTAGTACCCTTTGTATAGTTTTGCAACACGAGTGTCCCGCCAGTTAGGGCCGTTGAACTTACGTCAAAATCTACATTGTCAAAAGTGCTGGTATCGTAAGAAGCACCCGTAAGTGTCGGATTTTTAATAAGGGCAATCTCGTAATCGACGTTGTTCGGAATAGGAAAGACTGTGTAATACGCTGGCAGTACAACAGCGTCCAGACTGCCGGAGTTCAATCGAATGGACACAAGAGGCTCAAACGAGGTTGTTACCGTTGTGGCGGTAGTCATCCTTGCCCAACTCAACGCATTTACTTGCTGGTATCCGCCTTCACTAATAACGCTGGAACAAATTTGTTTCATGGCTGCGGAACTAGACAACGCGCCTGTGGCTGTAATCTCGTAAC